TGCTGACCAAATAAGGTATCAGTGGAAACTCCTTCATAGGTGAAAATTTTTTGTTTGTTTTTTATTTTACATCCTTTTAGGACTCCATCACTTGTGAAGTACGGGAAGCGAAGAGTTGCTCCATCTCTAAAAATCCTATAGAACTGATTTGTTTTTTCTGATAGGTTCCTTTTGTTGAGTCTTTCAGCTTGTCCTTTAAGGATGACATCTTTCGACATGTGACTGTGAATAACTTCATTGTCACCTCCTGTTCTGTAATGACATACAAAACAGAAAGTGTGGCCATCTGAGTACAATGAATTGCCGTCAGATGACCCGCAATTCTCGCAAGGCATGTGCCTCACGAACTCTGATTCGGTCATATTAACCAATCAAGTGGGATATCATGAAATGAAGCCCAAGGTATACCTAAGTTCTCACACCATTGTGCGTAAGTAGTCTTGGACTTCTTAGATATAGTATTATACGGTGATTGAAAGACCATCCTTAAGTCTATATCAGGATTATCTTTCACTATTGTTTTAATCTTACGTCGATCAGCAGCATCCCAATAACCCTTACACTCTAGAATAACATGATTAGGGAGTATAAAGTCAGGCGTATAATGGTGCTGTATAACATAAGATATCTTTTTCGATTCGTATTCATAAGATACACCAAGCTCGGAGAGAAGGTCAGCGACACTTTCCTCCAAGCCTGATCTGTATTTAGAAGTCTTCTTCTTCGTCATTTGTGGATGGTGTGACATTAGGGTCACTTGTCTTATAGCCAGATGTAGTGCCGAATAGTTCTGCTACTTCGGTAGCGTCTAAATCACCAGTATCTACACCAGCTGAATTACTCACGGTGACAATCTGTACACCAACAAGCTTAAGACTAGAACCATAAGTAACTCCATCCCTAAGGATGTAAGGTTTCTGGTAAAAGCCAAGTTTAACAGTTGAACCTGAATACAAAGGCGTCTTAGTGTCAGTAACAAGGGTTCCCTCCGTATCAACAACAGGTGGTCTATTCTCTTCAGACCAAGAGAACTTGATCTTATACTTACCTTTAGCTACTTCTTCCCAAGGCTCTGGCTTGAGTGTACTACGCTTAGGGTTCTTTAATTTAGATTCAGCCCATTTAAGGACTTCAGTTCTTTCAGTCTCCAATGTATCTATTACATCCTGACCTACTACAGCAGCCAAAGAGTAACCAAATTTACTAGGTGCTAGTACAGCTTGGAATCCTTCTAAGGTTATAACATCTGTCTTATGTATATTTCTAGACATCGCAGTTAGCTCCATCTAATGCATCCATATCCGCACCTACCTTAGTAGGTTCAAGTTTCTGGATCTCTGCAGATAGAGTTGTACGATAGTTAGTCAGCTCTTCAATTCTATTGTCGAGAGCTTCAAGTTGTTCCCTTCTTGCCTTCTGCTCAGCAGCTTTAAGCCTCTCTTCAGAGACCACAATAACTCTAGTAGGAGCAAAGAAGGAATCAAATAATGATGGGTAAAGCATTAACAGAAAAAATAAGTTGAGTCAATTACAGTAGACGGTTCAAGGTCTCCTATAATCGGTGGTTCAGACTCAGCTCCTATTTGAGAAGCAAAGTCGTTTAAGTAGTCTTGCTTAGCAAAGAGATTCATATAAGTTTCTCTTACTATATCAGACAGTATAGTCATATCAGTAGCTCTACATAATACAGAATCATGTATTAAAGCTATAGGTGAATTGAAACGTTGTACACTTAGATGCAATAATGAAGCGTCTAGTGAATGTATAAGATTAGGAGCTGTTGCGGCTTTGTGCCTAGCTCTGTCTACTTCGGCTTTTTCACCAGTAGAAACTTCTACTTCACAACGACCTAATAATTGTAGCTTAAGTGTTTCAACTTTCTTTTTCATTATACGTTGGTAAACAACAAAACCTGATGGTGTTACCCATTGTAGTTCTTGTTCTCCACGATTAATAGCTTTAGCTACTTCATCTTCTATCCATTTCATGACAGACATAGGGCCAGGTACTACATTATGCATAGCATCTCTGACAGCTTGAACTGTTTGAGTCAGTTCATCCTTATCTATCTCTATATTCTTTTCCTTAAGCGCGTCCCTAATGTAGGTACGGTTGGAAAAAGGTTTGGCATTATATGGAATTGTCATGACAGTGCGCTTAACGCATTTCCTATCCCAGATTTCTCTTAGTCTGTCAGGTATATTCCATTTGGATACCTCAGCCACAACCTTATAAGCGTCTTGTGGTCTATCAGCAGGCAGTACATTGACGAGTTGTGCTGTCTTTTTATCTCTAGCTAATCCAGCTAGGATCTGTAGACCACTACATGTAGCGTCTGTGGCTACAGGTAGCTTAGTTGTCTTACGATCCCCAGAAAGTACGCAGTGGTAGAACTCATCACACGCTGCTAAAAACTGCCAAGGTTCCTCGGCTGCTTCCCAATCAGATATATTACCTATGGGATCAGTAGCCACACGCGTGACTGTGAATATATTATCTTTAACCCATTGTAACCTTTCTTCCATAGTAGCCTTATCAAGACCATAGGTAGTGGCACATTGGAAAGATAACCAGTGCATTGCTTCAGCTGTTACAGGTGTTGCATCAGCAAAGACCAATAATGATTTACCAAAGTCGGTATCTTGTGGAGTAAGAAATGCGGGTATAGGATAAGCCCGACCTCTATAATCAAAAGACCAAGGTATATAAAACCTCTCTTTATCACGAAACCTCCTTACTGCTTCCATTGTCATACGTGTACGACACGAACGTCTGAAAGCATTGGCATTCTTATTCATCACCTCTGCTGCAGCTCTACGGTAGCTCTTACGAGCGTCCTTATTATCTGCTATATCAGGTGGTTTGGGTGGGAGATCCATCTCAACAATAGGGATAAACTTCCCTACTTGTATTCGCTTCTCACAGAGCTGTTCGGCTACATTTACAGTGAAGGTATTTAGTTGGTATCCTACCTTCTGAATCTTGTTCAGGAAAGCGATTGGTGTTTCTCCCTGTATACACCCGTCCTTACCACGCCTAACCATTTCATGTCCTCGCATGACCTCGTTAAGCAAGTAACCACCAGGCTTTTCACTCCAGTCGTTAGGTTCTATCAACATTGGCCAAGCAAGTGGAGCAAAGAGCTCACTGTCTTGCATCACCTTGTCCTTGATAGCTATAAATTCAGGGGTGGGCATTACATAATTAACCCTTCGCCTTCCTTCTTGCCGCATATCTTTATAGAACCAACCACTTGTCTCCATAATGCAGTCTAATAACCAAGCACCTAACTTAACTCTATTAGATCTACCCCAAGGTGTCCATGATTCCACATTATAACGATTCATAAGTGTTTGAATCACAACAATCTTTTGATGTGTACCAATGGATTTATGCCAGTAGTTCTCTTTAAGTACAGCTAGTAAGCCAGGTGCATTAGATTCATAGTGTCTCATTTGACACTCATCTTCTACAGCATGCCCGATAGAATCACATACATTAACGATCTGATTACTACCTTCCTTATAACTGAACACCTTATCAAATGTTAACTTACATGCAATAGCAGCCGCAGCTAGTGGCTCAAGATCAGCTAAGTATTGTTGTATTTCTTTAAAAGCTTTACCAGCTTGACCTTTCTTTAATCTGGTAGTTGTATCCTTAATTTGATTAACAACCTCAGGTAATAAAGCATCAATAGAAGTAATACCATATACTGTAGCTGATGCATAACTCTTCTCTTCAAGTTGACAAGTATTAGCCCTTAGACGCTTAAGTCCTTGGGCTATCTGATCCCTTTCGAGTTGTACTTGCTCCTCAATTTGTGCGGGTGTGGGCATAATCTCTGATCTCGTCGTTAATTTGATCAGTTAAAAGAGTTTTAATCTCTTCATAATGAGGGTGGTCTAATGGAAGCAGATCTAATGCCTGCTTCTCATACGATATTATATCATCAAGCGAGCGGGTCATCATAATCCTCCGTTCTGGGTGTTAATATGTGTACGTTGTCATGATCAGCGACTATAAATTCGCAATCACCTGACTCCATACGTTTTCTTAGTTTCTTTTGGGCTGCACCAGGGTATTGATACGCATACTCTTTGACTTTACCTGTATTTAGGTTACGTTCACGAATGAGGTAATTACAAGATGATGGTAATTCCCATCCTCCTATCTTCCAATCCATGAACTCATCATAGCCTATAGCATCAAAGCATTCCGCTGGTATATCCATGAGTGCCTTCACATTGTTGTGAAAGTATGGTTTCTTTTTAGTCATCGCTAATCCTAATAATGTCAACAAGGTAATCGTCCATTAAACAGGCTTCTTCATAAGCCTCATAGGCAAGCTCATA